GACCGCCGTGGCGGTCGCCAAGTGCTTGTAGAACACCTTGGGGTTGCCCGCCTTGAAGTAGTCGTACTGCGCCTGCTTACTTTGCTCGGCGCTGTTGGCATACGTCCGCTTGCCGAAGATCTCAAACTCCGCCATGAGGAACGTGTAGTCCGTGGTGGCCGTCAACGGCGAGTTGTTCTGCGTCCACTTCGTCACTTGCTTCATCACCGCCAACAGGTCCTCCGGCAGCACCGCCATGAGACTGCCCTGTAGAGGGTTGTCCGGTGTGCTGCCGTTGCCCAGCACCGCCTTCCGCATTCGGGAGGCCTCCCAGCCGCCGGAGTTGGTGTCCGTGGTGTTCATGGTGAAGTACGCTCCGCTGGTCTTGTGGTCGTACAGGTTGTCGCAGAAGGCCACCATCTTGGTTCCGATTTTGCCCATAAGGAAGTGGATGCGGTGCTCTCCCTCCACGGCGCTGTTGTGGTCAAAGCCTATGATGAACGCCTTGACGGTCACATTGGACATGATGAGGTCCTGCCAGTTGCCGGAGAGCGTCACGTCCTTCGTGTCGCCCACGGACCAGTAGTTGGCCCCCTGCCCGGCGTCCGATACCGCCTTGATCATCTCCCAGCTGTTGGTGTTCAGCTCCGCCGCCACGAAGCTGAGGGTGAGCTCCTGCGGCACCGTGGCCGTCTTCACGTCCGGCGTGGTGGTGCCATCCTTGCTGGCGCTCACCGTGTAGGTGCCCGCCTCGTCCAGCTCCAGCACTGCCTGTCCGTTCTCACTGACGGCGCTCACCGCCACGCCGCCCTTCTTGGCTGTCACCGTGGCGCCGCTGTCCACGTTCACCACCAGCTTCTGCGCGCCATCCCCGGCGCCGCCAAATCGAATGATAGTAGGCATTTCTTTACTCTCCCTCCTTGATGACACGGATGGGGATGTCCACGGTGGGCACCTTGCCGTAGGCCTTCAGCGTCATGCTGCCCGCCGCCTGTCCGCCGTCCGTGATGTTGGCCGCCTGCAAGGCCTTCAGCTGCTCCGCCGTGATGTTCACCGCCGGCAGCAGCTCCTGGTAGCTGGTGGCCGTCACACCGGCGATGGCCAGCGTATAGACGAATGGCGCCTCGCTGCCCGTCCAGCCGGACGCCAGCAGCGTGGCCGTCACCGTGGCCTTGGGGCCGGAGTAGTCCGTGCCTGCCGCCGCCGCGGTCACGCCGCCATTGCCGTCGCCCTTCAGCAGTCCGCTGGCCGTCACCTTGGCCTGAAAGTCAGCGGGCTTTTTGCCGCTGTCGGACAGGTTGCCCGCCGCGTCCAGCGCGGCCAGGTTGCCCGCCGCTGCGGGCACCGTCTTGTCCGCCTTGTTCCCGATCTTGGCCAGGTCGCTGTTGAACTGCGTTTCCGTGCCGGTGTAGCCGCCCTTGCTGGCGGCGGTGTAGGCACTCTCGCCTGCCTCGCCCTGGGGGCCCTGGATGCCCTGCTCGCCCTGCGGGCCGGTCTCGCCCTGGGGGCCCTGTGGGCCTTCCGGTCCCTCCGGGCCGGTAGGGCCGGTGGGGCCCGTCGCGCCGGTAGCGCCCTGCTCGCCCTTTTCACCCTGGATACCCTGCACGCCCTGGGGGCCCTGTGGGCCGGCGTCTCCCTTGGGACCCTGTGCGCCGGTGGCGCCGGTGGGGCCCTGGGGGCCCTGCGGGCCCTGCAGCTTGCCGAGGCTCACCCAGTCCGTGGCCAGCTCAGACCATATAAAGATCTCATCGTCCTCCGCCGTCACCTGGTAGGCGTACTCGTTGCCGGTGGGGAACGCCTGCTTCAGCGCCGCCAGCGTCGGGTAAATGTCCTGAATGGTGAAGGACTTGCCGTCCTCGCCGGGATCGCCCTTCTGTCCCTGCGGCCCGGTGGGGCCTGCGGGGCCGGTGGCACCGGTCGCGCCCCGTGGGCCGGTCTCGCCCTGGGGGCCCTGTATGCCCTGTGCGCCCTGCGCGCCGGCAGGACCGGCAGGGCCGGTGGCACCTGTGGCGCCGGTGGCGCCCTTCTCGCCTTTGGCGCCCTGCAAACCGCGGGGGCCCTGGATGCCCTGTGGGCCGGTGGCGCCCGCGGCGCCCTGCAAACCCTGTACGCCCTGGGGGCCCTGTGGGCCGCGGATGTTGTAGGCGGGCGGCGGCGTGGCCGTTTCGCTAAGCACGAAGGTGAGATTGCCCAGACCGTCCACCGCCGGATACCATGCCGCGCCCTGCGGTCCCTGGTCGCCGGTGTCGCCCTTATCGCCCTTGTCGCCCTTCGCACCGGTGTCACCCTTGTCTCCCTTCACGCCGGATACGATGGTGTAGGTGCCGTCGTCCGTCACCACACTGGCCCCGCCGAACTTCAGCCGGCTCCGCTGCGGCATCTGCCGCCCCGCCGCATCGTAGATCAGGTGCCCGGACGAGGCCACCTCCGTCCATGTCGCGCCGTCCGAGGATACCTCGATGTGCTCGTCCGCATTCAGCCGGATGTACTTGATGTCCTCGCTGCCGTACTGGATGAGCTGCTCCACGCCCAGCGCGACCAGCGCGTCGATGAGCTTGTTGTGCCCGTCCCTCACCGGCCCGGAGGTGAGCCGGTCAAAGACCTTTTTGTTGTCCTCAGCCGTCCCGCTGAGTTGGTCCGGGGATGCCTGTACGCCCTTACTGGTAATGTCGGCATCCGTGATCTTGAAATCGCTCAGTCCCATGTATTCACCGCCTTATCTCCTGTAGTTGGTGCCCGGCTCCTTGTACTGCACGCCGAAGGCGTACAGGCCGAAGGGCTCGTTCACCTCGTCGTTCTGCAGGCGGAACCGCACCTTGTCCACCTTTTTCAGCTTCACCTTGCCGTACAGCGTGCGCGGCGTCTGATCTCCACTGAAGGTGAATTTCGCGAAGTCGATGTAATCGAAGCTCAGGTACCGGGCCTTGCTCTTGGCGTCGTATACCTGCTTCCAGATACCCCGCACCAGCGCGTAGATCTTCACGCCGGTAACAGGTGCCGCCGCCAGCCGGGCGGCCACACCTGTGAACGACTTGGTCTGGAAGAACAGGTTGCCGTCGAAGTCCGCCGTGTCCCAGTATGCCGTGATAGCCTCGCCGTCGTCGTTGTAGCTGGCCGGGCTGTCCAGGCTTGATGCGAACCGGCACAGCTTCCCGTCCGCCGTGCCGAAGCACAGCGCGCCGTCCTTATCCGTGAACATGACGCGGGCCGGGATGTCCGGGAAGTAGTAGCACTCATACTGGAAGCTGCTGTAGGGGCTGTTTTTCTCGTAGGTCTTCTGCTGCAGGTCCAGCAGGTACACCGTGCCGTCCAGCGCCATGGCGTAGAAATCGCCGTAGATGCACGCGCTGGCCGCGCTGCGGTCCTCCGCCTCGCGGATGGCGCTGCCGATGTAGTAGCTGCGTTCCTGGCTGTACTTCTCGCCGGTCAGCTCCTCTGCCGTGATGGCGAACACGCCGCGGTCCGTGAGGAACAGCGGCTCCTTGTCCGTCCGGCAGAAGGTGTCCGGCGCCACCGCGTCCTGTCCGATGATGGTGTTGGTGATGCGGAACACCGCCTCGCCGTCCTCATTCAGCGAGCCGGTACGCACCACCACGTTCCGGCCGTCGGCGCTGCCGGTGAGGAACGCCGCCAGCGTGTTGCTGAGCACGGTGTACCCCACCACCTCGCCGCCGTCGCGGGCTATTTTGGTGTAGTTGGTGTCCGGAAAAAAGGCCGGATCGTCGAACTCGCTGTAGAAATCGGTGCCTTTCTTGTCGCTGTTCCCGCTGAGGAACGCCCGGTCCGTGGCACCGCCCACGCCGTACACCGCCGGGATGGTGCAGTGGTTGATGGTGTCCGCGTACCCCTCCCGCGTCTTGGAGGCGGTAATGTGTACGTTGTCCTGTCCTGTCACCGGGCTCTCCCCCGGTGCGGTGTTGAACGTCACCTTCCCCGCTCCCCTGTCCACGGTGAAGTCCGTATTCTCCACCTTGGCCACCCACTCGCCGTCGCTGTTCAGCACCTCCGCCGTCACAGGATCACTGTCCAGCCCCTCCGTGGTCAGCTGGTACACCGTAGCGTCCTTCGTGCCGAGGAAGCTCTCCGTCCACTTCTTTCCGATGAGGTTCAGCCCCTGGTAGGCCGTTCCGCCGCCGGTGGGGCGGCGGGAGATGATGATCGTCGGCACCGTGGCGTTGTCGCTCACCGCCGAGAGCGTCGTGCCGTCATAGACGCGGTACACGCTGCCGTCCAGCAGATACAGCTTCTCGTCAAAGACGAAGCTGCGGCTCCTGGCGTCCGCCATGTCCCCTATGGCCTCCAGCGTCCACTTGCCGTCCGTACTGATGTTCCGCCGGTACAGCTTCCCGCCGGCGTGGACCAGCACCTCTCCGTTCAGCCGGTGGATGCCGTTGATGGCCGCGTTGCCGTAGGCCGTCACCATCGTGGTGTAGCCGGTCCGCTTCCGGACCTTTCCCACTTGGTCGCGTATCATGTTGGGGGCCTCCGGGGACCTGGACTTGTCCACGTTGCTGGGGCTGTTGTTCAGGTCCACGCCCCGGAACGCCTCCACCACCACGCTGTACTTCTTACTTGCTGCCGGTACCGTGAATTGTGCCATGCCTTACCACCACCCCGTCGTATTACGAACACCAGCGGACCGGATGCCCGATCCGCTGGATGCGTAAGCCGTCTGCACCTTCACAAGACCGTCCTCGTATTCATTCCGCAGTATGGTCGCTATGGAGATGTCGTCCTCCTTGTACAGCTCCGCCGCGATATACAGTGGGATCAGCACAGCGGCCTCCGCTGCGAGGTCTATCGCCTCCTCATCCGGCGTTTCCGCCGTGATGGTCTGCGGGTATGCCTTGTACCATAGTGTGTAGGTGCCTACCACGCAGCCGGGGATGACGAACACGTCGTCGCCCTCCATGCTCCAGTCCTCCGCGGTACCGTAGGCGGTGCCGTCGGCGAACATGACCTCGCTGCTGTTCAGGCAGCGGAAGCGCGGCAGGTAGTCCTGCAAGGGTATCTTGTAAAGGTCCTTTGTCTTGGGCAGGATCAGCTTCTCCGCCGTCACCGCCGGCTCGTCGGTGTTGGCGTCGACCTCGATCTGCCACGACTTGAGGATGGGGCGGCCAACGGACGCGATCTGCTGTAGCGCCTCGTTGGCCTTAGCGGGCATGGCATTGATATACTCGCGGTTGATGTCGTCCTCCGTCAGCACAGCGCCTTCGTTGGAGTACATGGTCTGCAGTGCAGCCAGCTTCACATCTCCCCATGTCATGCCGCCACCGCCTTCCTCTTAGGTGAGGTCGGTGCCGGTGGACATATTGCCCACAGCGACGAACCGCCAGTCGGCGAAGCCTGCGCCGAAGCGGGCGCGGCCCTGCCAGACGTTGTTGTCATTGTTGTTGTCGATGACAGACTTCACGTCCAGAGGCACGCGGTCCTGGAAGATGGGGCCGTCGTTCAGCTCAATGAACTTGCTGTCCAGCAGGAAGAAGGGCTTTTCGCTGCTCTTGCCCAGATCGGTCAGCGCGGCGGTCAGATAGGGATCCACGATGATGTTCCAGCGGCCGAACTGGTAGTTGAAGGCGTTGTTGCCGGAGGTGGGCTCCTTGTCGGCGCCCACGGCGGAGAACACGGCGTCCTTCAGCGCGGCATCGTTGGGGATCCAGATGGTGTCCGGGGCCACGCCCAGCAGCTCGCCGTTGTCGCCCTTGATGTTCTGCATCTCGGTCTCGATCTTGCCCAGCAGGGTGTTGGTGAAGGTGCCCTTGTACAGGTTGGTCTGCTTGGCGCCGTTGACCTTGTTGGGGTGCGTCTTGGAGAACAGGGCCTGCCCATCGGCGCTGCCGCAGGCGAAGGTCTTGCCCTTGTAGGAAACGGTGGTGCCGTACAGGCCGCCTGCGTACAGGATGCGGCCGAACTTCTCGCGGGTGCGGCCGTAGGCGGTCACCAGCTTGTTGGCGCGCTGCTTCATGGTGCCCAGCAGGCAGTCCTCCACCAGCTCCTGCGTCACAGAGAAGGACTGCTTGAAGGTCATGTTCACGATGTCCCTGAAGTAGCCGTCCTCAAAGCCGGTCTTGGGATAATCGCCGCCTTCTCCCACGGGCTCGAAGTCGCCCATAGCGGTCTCGCTGGAATAGCGCTCCGCCCAGTGGCGGCTCTTTTCCATGCGGTACAGATAGGGCAGCAGGCTCTCCCGCTGGAACGCCTCGCCCCGGCTCTCCAGAAATGCCTTCAGCGGCACCTGGCAATCGCCGTAGATGGTCCCGTTCAGCCCGGAACCGATAGAAACGGTCAGAAAACCACTCATGTTATGTATCTCCTTTCTTCGCTCAGAACTTCACCGTCACGCGGGAACCGACGGTCTGGCCGTCGATGCCGGTGACCTCTGCCACACCGCCGGTCTTGGTGGCGGTGACCTGCATACCGTCGGTGTGCAGGGTGACCTTGTCGCCCACGCCGACGGTCGCGGAGTCCGCGGGGGCCACGCCGAGGGTGGTCTCGAACTCCATGTACTTCTGCACCTCCACGCACGGCACCACGCCGTTGTCGTCGATGGGGCCCACGCACACATGGCTGGGTGCCGCGGCGCCGCTGCACAGCGTCACCTTGCCGCTGGCCAGCTTCAGCGCCTCGCCCACCTGGTAGGTCTCGCCGTCAGTGGGCTGCATATACACGATGGGGGGCGTATTGCCCACCAGCATTCTGCTAAGCATGAACATAGTTTGTTATCTCCTTTCCCGCCCCGTGTCGGGGCTTCACTGTTTGTAGAATTCTCCGTATGCGGCGTTGATCTCGTCGTCCGTCGCATTGGGATTGATCTCGCGGTACAGCTCCTTCTGCCGCGGCGTGGCCACATAGGGTGCCTCACCCGCAGCGCCGGGCACCGGGGCCATGTGGCGCTTGCCGCTGGCCTGCTTGATGCCCGCCTGCTTGGCTGCCTCCATGCGCCGCTTGTCCACGGCGTCGCGGTTGGCCATATAGAAGGCGTCCTCGATGGACAGGCCCTTTTCCACATAGCCGCGGAAGGCTTCCCCGGTGGGCATGGCCACGATGTCCTCAAGGCTCTGGACGCTGCCGTCGTACTTCACGCGCACCGCCTCAAGGCCCTGCCGGATGGCCGCCTGTGCCTGTGCGGTCACGTTCCGCGCTTCAGCGCTCATGCCCTCCAGGCGCTGGCGCTGCACCTGCTCCCGCAGAGGCTTCACGGCGTCATCCACCATGCCCTGCAGTGCCGCCGGATCCACGCCGGCGGACAGCATCTGCTCCTCGCGCTCCTGTCTGGCCTTGGCCTCCTGATAGGCCCGGAAGTCCGCCTCCGTGCGGATGGGCTGGCCGGTGTAGGGGTTCGTCTGGCCCGCGAACAGGTCGGCGTACACCGCGTCCACGCGGGCCTGCGCTGCCGCTGTCAGGGCCTGCCGTTCCGCCTCGCGCTCCCGTGCACGGCGTCCGTAGGCCTGCCGGCTGCGCTCCTCGGCGCTCTGTCCCGCTTCCGCGCCCGGCGCTGCTGCGCCGCCTCCCGCTTCTGCAGGATCTCCGCCGTCCTCATGTGCCTCCGTGCCCGGCTCCTGTGCCGCGCTTTCTTCTCCGGCGCCGCCGGTACCGTTTTCCACAGGCTCCTGCGTGCCGCCGTCCGCTGCGCCGCCCTCATCGGGCAGCTCCACGCCGAAGGCCTCCGCATAGTCCTGTTCCGTCAATCCGTTCATGGTGTTCTCCTTTCCGATTTTTCCGCGTTCGGTGCGAATACGCCCCTTTTCCGCCGGGGCCAAGCGAAATGTCCCGCCCGTGGGCGGTGATGTTCCGCCCACAGGCGGTGATGTGTCGTCGGTGCCAGCAGGACGCGCTTACTTGCGCTTATCCTTGCTGCCGCCATTCCCGGTCCGAAGGTCGTTACCGGTAAAGCGCACGGTGCCCTTCTGGGCAGGCGCCGCCTTCTGGGCGGGCGCTTCCACACGCTGGCTGCCCACGTTGGCGATGCTGCCGATGTAGCCCTTCTTTTTCTCCATGCCTCATGTCCTCCTTTCGCCGTATTCGGGTTTTTCCCGCCGTCCCGCCGGCGAAACGTTGTCCTGTGCAGCTCCGGGGCTGCGGTGGATGCCCCGCCCTTCGGCAGGGCGTCCGGTAGTAAGACAGGAGGAAAATCTGTCTGGCTCCGGGCGGCGTGCGAAACCACCCACCGCGGCCCCGGAGGGCCGCCTCACGCTTCGGCCGCGTCGTCCGCCGCCGGAGCGTCCTTCTTTTTTCTGAGCCGCCGGTCGTACCGGGCACATTGCGGGTTTCGGCACACATAGGCGGTATCGCTGCCGCCGTCCGCGTTCACCGTGGCGCTGTAGATCATCATCTCCAGACCGCACTCCGGGCACTTCATGCCATCTCGCCCCCTCCCTGCTGTGCCGCCATCGCCAGCAGCTCCTCCGCCGTGGGTTCCGTGCCGCCGCTGCCGCCGGGGCTGTCCGGCGCCGTCGGCGGCGTCTGTTGGGCCTGTTGGGCCTGCTGGTGCTCCATCTGATCCCGCAGGCTCTTGACCATGTCCCCGGCCATGGGGTAGTGCAGCTTCTCCATCTGCTCCCAGAAACGCAGCAGCGTCGTGATCTCCGTGGGGCTTCCCATGGCGCCCTCCTGGAAGTTCATCCGCGTTTCCTTCCACAAGGCCTGCCGGTCCGAGGCCAGCGGCGCCGAGCTGTCGCAGGAGAACAGAAAATCCGTGTTGTACTGCCAGTCTCCCGCCTCGTCCTGGTACAGGAAGTCGTGGCGGTCGAAGGTCACATACTCTACGTCGCCGTGTTCGTCCGTCCGCCGGATGGTCCGTGGCTCGTCGCAGTAGGCCAGCATCCACTTGAAGATGGCCTCGAACAGGTCCTGGTACATGGCCCGCTTCATCACCCGCTTGCTCTCCAGGCGGCCCGCCGCCTGCTGGGCGCTGAACTCCTTGGCCACGGCGCTGGTGGCCGTGGGATCCTTCCGCCCCTGCATACTGTCCGTGATGCCGATGGTCTGCCGTGCCTGCTCGTAGATCTGCGCCATCATGGCGAGGTCCGTGTTGATGTCCACCTGCGTGTTAAAGGTCTTGATCATCTCCAGCTGCGCCGGGTTCTGCAGCTCCACCCGCACGCCGTCCTTGTCGGTGATGAACTGCGCGCCGGGCGGCACGGTGGTGAAGCTGCCGCCGGACAGCACCTTTGTGTTCAACTTCGTGCAGAGCTTGTTGAGGCTGTTCTGCTGGTCAAAGATGGCGTCAAGGTCGCTGCTGCCCCAGAACCGCCCCGGCATACTCACGTTTTTGCGGATGACCAGCGGGAACACGTCCGGCTTGTAGTAGGGGATGCGCGTCTGCTCCTGCCGGTAGGCCGCCTCCGTCATGGCCACCGCCGGACCGCCGCCCGGCTGCATCTGCGGCAGCAGCACGCCTGCCTCCAGTGCCACCGGCTGGCCCAGCTCATCCCGCACGGTGCTCACCGCCGGGATCACCGCGCCATTCCGCAGCACGATGTCCTCCGTCAGCTCCTCGTACTCCATGACCTCATCCTCAAACTTCTTGGAGCCGCAGTAGGCGCACTTCTTGCCGTCGCCCACGGCGCCGCAGGCGGTGCAGCGGTGTACCCGCCGGAGCTGATAGTCCTCCAGGTCCTCCAGCACCACATCATTCACCCAGCGCAGCCGCCCGATGCCGCCCTTGCCGTTGCGGTAATAAGCGGTCACCATCGTCACCAGCTGGTCCGTGGTGTCAGCCGACGCGCCCAGCCGCCGGGCGGACGGATCGCTCTCGTTCTCGTCGTTGACGTCCACGCCGTAGAACTTTCGGATCTGTCGCTTCGTCTGCGGCGTCTTGAGGAAAAAGAAATCCATGTCCGCCACCTGCGTCATGCCGGCCTGCGGTACGATGCCATAGGGGTGGACGAGGCTCACCTTCAGGTCGCCCAGCCAGTCCTTGCCGCTGACGCTGTCCAGCCAGTCCACCAGCAGGCCATAGCCGCCCTGCACCGGGCTCAGTCGCTCGCCCTCGTCGTTCATGCGCTCCGAGGGCAGCCGGTCCATCACATCCCGCAGCATGGCCTCGATCACGTCCGCCAGCCACTCGTCCTCCTCCCGCACCGCCGTCACCTTCGGTGAGGGGATGGTGCTGTCTATCTGCGTTTCGATGATCTCGAAGCTCACGTTCCGCACATGGCTGGCAAGGCTCTCCCTGGCCTTGGTGCCGTCCGGGGCGTAGATGGTGTGCCCGCCCTCATACTGCTGCTCCCGCCGGAGCATCCTCTCGCGCTCCCCGGCGATGGCGTTCTCCGCCAGCGTCAGACGCTCCTGCCACACCTGCAGCTTCTCCTGGTCCTTCCTGTTCATGGCTTCCTCCCATCAAAATTCCCGGCCCCCGCCGGTCAGCATCGTTTCGTAGTCCGCGCCCTCGTCCTCGTCGTCCTGCCGGTTCATGCGCTCGATCATGTCGTGCAGCATCCCCAGCGCCTTCAAACAGCCCTTGGCGTCAAACTGCCATTGGCCGCTTTCCACGTATGCCCTTAATTCGCTGTCCCACTGCATCACCGGCTTGGCGGCGCTGCACCGTTCGTACACGCGCCAGACCTCCACCGCCAGCGAGTGGCGTGTCACGCCCAGCGCCTCAAACTCCGTTTTCAGCAGCTCGTCCCGGTAGGCCTGCACGTCCGGATCTTTCATCAGGCGGCTGGCCGTGTTGGCCGCGCTCTTTGCGCTGTACCCGGCCCGGATAGCTGCCCTCGTGCCATTCATATCGACCAGCCACTCCCGCACGAAGCGCTTTTGCTTCTCACCCAGCCGCTTTTCCGTCCTGTCAGCCACGCCGCCAGCCTCCTTTCCTGCCGGTGAATACTCTCCGTTTTATCCATTGTGCAACACTTCAACGTGCAGTTATCACGGAAATGCGGAAAAACGCAAAAAGCCCGGAGGCCGTGTAAAATCACAGCTTCCGGGCAATTTATTCCGCTAAAGCGTGTCCGTTATCCCAGAAAACGGGCCGCTACCAGCTCTCGTAAAAGGCCTTCCTCATGTCGTACAGCACACTCTCCGTGATAGCGTGGTCCAGCGAGATGGACGTCACGCTTTTCCGGGTGGTCATCAGCTCAAAAAGGGCATGGCTGTACGCACCTCCGACCATGTCGCAGGTGTACTTGACCTTCTCCTGTATCCACTTTGGCTGCTCCGAGAGCGTCAGACAGGTGTAGCGGATGAAGCCCTGCTTTTCCTCCGGCAGCTTCACACCCCGCAGCTTCTTAAAGCCCATCCCCGTCACCTCCCTCCAGAGGCTCCCCGGCACAGGCCACGGCCATCTCCTTGCTGCCGCCCACCTTCCGGGCGGGATCCCGCTGAGCCGGTATGTAGCGCACGAAGTTCACGCCCGTTTCCGGATCGTACCGCGTCCCCGGCAGCGCCGAGGCTCCCGCCGGCACCCGCAGCGGCGCCGGTGACCAGGTGTACAAATGCTCCACCTTGGGCTTGGCCATGTTCCGGCTGACGCTGTACTTCTTCTCATCCGCCACGCCGCGTGCCTGCATGATGAGATACCGTGCCAGCGGATAAAAGTCTTTCTGCCGCCGGAGGATCTGCACGTCCACCGTGCCGTTGCCCCACACATCGTCCAGCTTCTCGCCGTACAGCCAGAACACGCCGTCCTCCAGCCGCAGGCCGTGGCCGGAGATGACCACATGGACGTGGACGCGCACCAGCTCCCCGGTCTCGCCGTCCATCTTACTGGGCACGATCACCCATTTCAGCACCTTGCCGTGCTTCTTCATCCGGTAGGCCACACGGTCCGCGAACTTCCGCGCCTCCTTCTTGGCCCCTGCCAGCGTGCCGCCGCAATCACGCAGCGCTTCATCGGTGAAGGACAGCGTCAGATACCCGTCGCCGTTGGCATAGTTGCAGTTCAGTGTCCGCGCCAGGGCGAGGATGGCCTGCTGCCGGTTGTTCTCCTGCTTCTTCTCGCTGCTGGCACCCTTGATCCGCGCCCCCCGCCGGGATGGCCTGCGCCCCACATAGGTCTTGCGGCGCTCCACCACGGAGCCGCTGGTGATCTTGGTGATCATGTACATTCCCTCCTTCGCCGTCGTCATGGTTTGCTCCTCCCTCTCCCGCGATAAAATAGCATAGGTCGCGCCCGCACCTGCACGAGCCACCTGTTCATTTCTCCCTCGGCGATAAGGCCGCCTGCCCGCCTCTCCCGGAGGAGCCGTCACGCGGTGCCGTTCCTCCGCTGCAAGCGGCCTTCCCGCCAAACATAGGCTTTTAACGAGCCCACAGATACGCGCCCGCGCGTATTATATATAAGGTAGTCAGACACTCATATCGCCGCCCCGACCTGCCTACGTCAGTACACCACGCATGAGCGCAGTCCTTCAGCCCGCCAGGGCGGCTATACCAATGTCTGCCGATGCCATCGCCCAGCCCCTTCCAGGGCTGGGCTTTTCCTGTTTACGTCTGTTCCTCCACGGCCCGCTGGGCCTCCGCCGCCATGCCCGCGAAGGCCGCACAGAGCGACGCCGCGTTGGCGTTGATGGCGCCCAGCTCAATGAGGGCCTCGTCCTCGTTGCCGTCCTTGATGGCGTCCCACAGCTCGCCGTGCAGCTTCTCCAGCGCCTTGGCGTCCCGCTTGGTCTCCTCGATCCGCTGGCGCAGGACCGCCCAGGCCTCATAAAAGCTGGCATAGTTCCGGCCCATCTTGATCCGGCTCTGGCTCTGGGCCTCGGTCACCGTCTGGCTGACCAGCAGCGCCACATTCACGTCCGCCATGTCTTACGCCTCCTTTCCCGCCGTGGCTTCCGGCACGCCTTCCAGCTCCACCGCCACCGGCTCGCCGCCTACGCGCAGCCCGCCGGTCATCAGCAGCTCCACACGCAGCCGCATTTCCGTGAAGCGGCAGCGCTCCACCGTCACCGGTGCCTCGCCGTACCCGGCGTCCACCGCGCTCCGCAGCAGGTCAAACAGTGTCTCCACCGTCACCACCTTGTTGGCCTTCTCCGCCGGCGCGGAGGTGCTCGTCGTCATCACCGCCATACTTTCCTCCTTCTGCTCCAGCGTCTGTGCCGGAGCCGTTGTTTTTTCTGCCTCGGCCGCCGCGCGGGCCCTGTTGTACTTCGGCCGCATGAGCCCCTGCCGGCGCCGCCATTCGGCGAGGCGCTTCTCCGGCACGCCCAGCTTCCGGGCCATCTCCTCGTCGGTGAGGCCTGCCTCAAACATCTGCCGCGCTGCCGCGGCATCGAAGCTGAGGGGCCGCCCGCCGCCGTGGCTCCTGGGCTTCAGCATCAGTGCCCCGGCCTCCTCCAGCACCTCCCGGATCTCCCGCGGCGTCACCGCGTTCAGCTCCGCCAGTATGCCGATCTGCCGCTTAGGATTGCGGGCCGTGCGGTAGCTGCTCACGATCTCGCTCTCCGACATCTGTAGGTGTCTCACTGCCCCCCCTCCTTTCATCTGCCAAACCGTTCCATTTCTCTACCACCTGTCCCAGTACACTGCTTGACATACCGCTATGTATCCATGCCTCGCGCTTTTCCGAGGTTGTCACCGTCAGCCCCTGCAGACCACATACGACCGTCACGCTGTTTTCGCCCGTCCGATATAACTCATACCGCAGCATCCCCGCCGCGTCCATTTCCCGGACGAGCCGATGCCACACTGCTTCCCGCACAATGCCTGCATAACGTTCATCCAGCAGGTCGGCCATTTTGCAGACCATAAACCCGTAGTTCACCTCAACCCTACACAGACCGGGGTTGATGGATCGAGCTACCAACACCCTGTCGCCCGGCATCTCGCCGCCCAGCTTGCGTACCAGTCGCCACCGCAGTACGCTTAACCAGGCCATAAACTTCCTTTTCATTCGTCCATCTCCTCCTTCAGCCAGTTTTCTATGCTATGTATCGTGTCCGGCAGGGCGGTCTCCGCGCCCTGCGCCTTGGCGTAGCCGTCAAAGCGGAAGTCGAACAGCTGCACCGCCAGCTCCCTGTCCGACATCCGCCGGAGGACGTCGCCTCTTGTGGCCGGCACTACCACCAGTCCCACCCCGCCGCAGCGCGGGCAGCCCTGTGGCGTCACGCCCCGGCACGTCGGACAATACACTGTCTTCCTGTACAGCTCCTCTAGGCGGCATCCACGTCCTTCTGCGTCCGCGGCACCCGCCGCGGGTTCACCCTATTGCCCATCCCGGTACTCCATCACGCTGCGGGATTTGTCCTCCGCCAGCTTCTTTTCCACAAAGGCGATGGCCTCCCGCAGAATGGCGCAGCCATGGATCCCGCAGTTATGCTCCCGCCCGCAGCCCAGGCAGGCGAGGCTCCCGGTCTGCACCTTCAGCCGCCGCAGCGCGGCCAACAGATCTTCGTCACGCATGCTCAGTTTCCTCCTTCTTCATCGCCTCCAGCGCTTTCTCCGCCTCCTCGCGGGTGAGGAATACGGTCTTGCCAAATTCATGGATGGGAATATCGCATCCCGTTGTGCGTATCATCTTCACGCCGTTGTCGGCCATCCCGCGACTATAACTCGGATCGCCGCAGAAGAATGTTCTGACTTTTTCGCTATACAAGCGCCGAACTGAGCCTGTAATCCACACCGTATCACCCACCTTGCACGGCAGCACCACCAGCCGACCGGCCTTGTCGGCCTCGGCCAACTCGCGCAGGCGGTCGATGCCGCCACATTCTCCGATCACCGTGCAAAGGTCGCTCCAATCTTTTTGAAGTGCGTTCACTTCATCCGGTTCCAGCCCCCGTGTCCTCGTAGGCGGCGAGGCGACTCCACGCCGCTTCTTCCCACTTGCAATTCATGGCGCAGTTTCCGCCAACTCCGAGGCATTCGGGGCCGCAAAAATGTGTGCAACAGATACCGTTTTCGTGCGATGTTTGCTTGCTATGTGCCGTCAGTCGTTCCATCACTCCACCCCCAGCGCTTGCTGCAAGATGTCGATGCACCGAGAAAGTTCCTCAAGACCTTCATTCGCCCGCTTGAATATCCTCCGAAACCGGAAAGCACTCAGCCAGTCCTTCATATCGTCCTGATAAGAGCATTCAGTCACCCTCACGGCCTGAGCCGCCTCCTGGCAATCGTTCCGCGGGAAACCGCAGGCCATCAGCAGCTTAACGTACCTTTTTCTGGTCATGCATTCACCTTTTCCTGCAGCACCGCGATCTCCTCGGCGTACCGGGCACACCGGTCCGTCAGCTCCTCGATCTCATACGACGCCTCGATGCACAGGTCGTAGATCTCCACGGTGGCTTTTCGCGTGTCTCGCGGCAGCTCCCGCAGCCTTTCCACCAGCTCAGTCGTCTTGCTCATCGCAGAACACCTCCTCCAGCAGCTTGTCCAGCGCTTCCTCGCTCTTTTTGGTCAGACGCCGCTGCCGCCAGCGGTCCTCCACCGCCAGCGCACCGGCCGCCAGCCACAGCAGCGACGCCGCGCCGCATACGATACTGAAAAAATCCATGTCGCACATTCCTCCTGTTTTTATTTTTCGGAGCGTTTCCACTCCGCTTCCAACTGTTTCCGCGCCGCCGGATCCGCCCGGCGCCAGTCCTCCCACATATCCTTTGTCCAGTGCCGCCGGTCCGCGCCGCCGGCCTCTGAGGTGTACCGCTGCTGGGTGCGGGCCGTGTGGGCGATGGCCGCCGCCATCACCAGGTCGTCGTGTTCTCCCGCCGCCGCCTGCGGCTTGCGGTTCTCGTCGTACACGAAGGTGATCATCTCCCCCAGTGTCCACGCCGACACCACCAGTCCCGGCTCCTCGTCCATCACCGTGTGCAGCGTGGCCAGCATCTGAGGCCGCGTCTTAGGGGAGGTCACCCAGCCTTGGGATTTGACCATCACATTCTTAAAGGTGTCGAAGCGCTCCCGCTGGTAGAGCTTCGGGTAGTGCCATTCCTCCAGCTTGTTCTCCGGGTAGGTGGAGAAGTTGACCTCCACCGCCGCCAGCGCATCGTTGTAGTACCGGCCCAGGCAGTAGATCTGCCGGGCATACTGTATCTCGGACAGTGGCATCTGCAGCTCCGCTACCTGCGCCCCGGTGCGGTTGTCCAACACGAAGGCCGTGAAGCGGTCGCTGCCCTCTCCGGCTGTGTCGCCGCCCAGCACATAGGGCGCGCCCTTCTCCGGCGTCTGCCAGATACGCACCGCCCCGGTCTCTCCGGGCTCGTACCGCCAGTTCCGGGGCGCTGCCCCTGGCTCCGCCGGCTCGTCGAATACGAACCAGCCCACGGAGTCGGGCGCCGGTGCGTGCATCCGCTGCCGGCCCAATGCCGCGTTGTCGAAGTAGCCCTCGCCGCTGAGCAGAAACGCCTCGTCCGGCGTGTTGGGATACTCCTGCCGGAACATGGCCGCGTCGTTGCCGCAGTTAGCCTTGATGCACCAGCGGCGCCACATGAGCTGCTCATCGTCCAGCCCGAAGTCCCGCCGGAGGCCTTCCTCCTCCTCGTCCCACACGGTGCCCTCCGGCACGCTTTTCCGATACCCCGGCTCCAGATACCACGGCAGAAATACCGGCGTCCATGCGTTGACGCCTGCCACCGCGTCGTCCCATAGGGTTTTGAAGTGGTCGTAGCCGTTGGCGGTGGACTCGATGACCACCATCGTGTCCGGCTCATCCGGCACCGCCTGCATGATGCCCAGCAGCAGCTCGTCCTTGTTCTTGGGCCAGAAGGCGTACTCGGAGATATGTACATTGGTCAGCGTATCGCTTCGGCCCACGCCGCCCTTGCCCGCCGTCTGGCAGCGGATAGAGCTCCGCAGGCCCGGCCGGCGGCGCTTCTCCTTCTCGTCCTTGGTGGGGTTCTCGAACACCAGCTCCTTGGCGTTGGAGTTCTTCCGCATAGGCTGCGCGCCGGGCGGAAGGCTGTCGTAGAACAGCTTGTTCATCTTGAACAGGTTGGCCGTGGCCGTGTTTTCGTGGGCCACGATCAGCGTCTTGACGTTGGGGCGCGTCACCGTGTCCTGGAACATTAGCCCCTCTGTCACTGTGGAGATACCCTCCTGCCGCCCCTTGAGGACGATCAGGCGGATGGGCCTCCCCTGTGCCGCCTGCCGTCGGATGACGCCGTACAGGTTATTCTGCGCGTCGTTGAAGCGCAGGCGCGCCATCGTCTGCTTTTTTGTGCGTATCCACAAGAGGTTTTCGCAGTATTCCTTCGGGTTCCGCAGGTTCACACCCTCGCCTCCTCTCCTCAAAGCCGCCGCCCGTTCATCGGGCAGCCGCTTTCAAAAGAGGGCGGTGCGGGGCGGCTCACGCCAGCCCCGCCGCTTTTCTCTTTGCCATGACCTTGCGATACAGCCGCTGGGCTGTCCGGTCGTCCGTTACGATGTCGCCCCGCAGGTAGTAGGTACAGCCGTCCGGAGACTCCGCCTTTCGCGTATGGTCCGTCTTGCCGGCGTAGTCGCATTTGTATCCGGCCCGGCCGGAGCGCCACACGCAGCTTCCGCAGTGCTCCGCCATCTCACGCGCCCACCTTCCGCACCTGGTCGGCCAGCGCCAGCAGCGCCCGCCGCAGCTTCTCCTGCTGACTGTCCGGCAGCGCCTGCAGCAGCGTCGCCAGGGTGTTCACGTTTTCCACTGTCTGATCGAACACTACCTTGAACTTGGTCACGCCCTCGTTGCTGGCCGCCGCGGCCAGCTTGTGGGCGGCCTCCGCCTCTGCTTTGTAGCCCTTGGCGGCGTCCAGCGCGCTGTCGCGCTCCCGTTCGGCGGCCTGCAGCTCCGACTCGGCGGCCTCCTTCCTCTCCTCGGCAGCCGCCGCCTCGCCGCGCGCCTTCTCCAGCGCCTTTTCCAGCGCCGCCACCTGCCGGGCAGCGGCGTCCTCGGCCTCCTGCCGGGCAGCGGCCAGCTGCTCCTCTGTGGCGTCCCTCTGCTCAATGGCCACCTCCGTGGGCCGGTTCTTCAGTGCCTCCAGCTCTCCCTGCAGGGCTTCCACATGATCCCGCGCCTCCCTGGCGGCTTCGCGGGCGGCGTACAGGTCCGCCTTGGCCTGTTCCGCCTCCTGGCGGGCGGTGTTGCGCTCTGCTACGGCCTTTTCCAGCTCCTTCACCGTCATCTCCGCCGCGGTCTTCTCCTCGCCGTTCACCTCATGCTTTTCGCCGGCGAAGCTGTCGCGCTCCGTGTCCGGCAAAGCCAGCAATACCAAGGCTTTCCGCACGCCCAAATCCGCAACGGTTGCGGATTTGCCGTACTCTTTCCACAGCCGGATATACTGCTGCGCGCTGCGCTCGGAGAACTCCACCTTTTTCTCCAGCCACGGCAGCCACTCCCCGTGGGAGAGCTGCGCCTTGGCCTCCACCAGCCGCTTGCCGATCTCCAGAATGGCCATGCCGGCCTGCTGCTTGTAGAAGTTGATCTCCTCCGTGATGACGTCGATGTCGCGCTCCTCAAAGGCCTCGCTCATATCATCCTCGCTGAACATCTTGCTCAGTTCCTCGCCCTCAGAATACCCCTCCGGCGTGGTGTCTACCATGTCATACATACTCATGCCGCGTTCCTCCTCGCTCTCTTTTTCGGCAGCTTCGGCCTGCCGTCCTCATCTCGTTTACTTCCGGCCTTCAGCCATTTCAGCCATGGATCCAGCACCGGCGCGTACAGCTTTCTGGCGCTCTCCCGGTTCGGGTTGTCGGCGCAGCCCTCCAGCTCGTTCCGGTAGCCGTGTACCTGCACGACTGTGTTGCCTTTCATTTCGATGGTCGCCAGCGGCGTGTGGGGCCTGTCACGCCGGCGCAGGAACAGGATGGTTGTCGCTCCCGTCATGTGCCGGGCAGTGTAACCGCCTACGCAGTGCTTCAGCGCCTTGCCCTCGTCCACGATCTCATCGGCGTTGACCGGTGCGCGGATAAGGAAGTCGTCCGTCCAGAATAGATACTTTTCAGACAGGGCGCGCAGCCGCTTCCTGTAGGCCTCCTCGGCGGCTTTCTGTGCCGCTGTGTCCTCCGCCTTCCGGTACTGGCGCTGTATGGCGCTCCACGCCGCCGTCACCCGGTCATGCTTTTCCACAAGGTCCCGCGGCATGAGCATCAGGGGATTTTCCATGTCCATCCCGCAGTGCTCCGCCGCGTCCAGATAGTCCTTGTATAGCTGCAGCACCCCTCTCCGGGTGCCGGAGCCGGGCCTGCCGCCTTCCTGCAGCGCTACCCGGTTCTTTTCCAGATAGGCCGTCAGCTTCTCCGCCGTGATGTCCAGCCGCTTCAGCAGGCGCACGGCGTAGTTCTCCTCGCCGCGGCCGATGGTCGCCTCAGCGAGCCACGCCGCGGTTTCTATGGTCATTTTCAGCGGCGTGTCCCTGTGCCGGATATACAGCCGCAGCGTCCGCAGCGGCTCTCCCACGGAACACGCGGCCATTGCCTCCTTCGGCGTGCATTTCATAAAGTCCCTGGGCTTGTCCGCGTCCCATTTGATGATGTCGGCGTTCCGCACGCCGCGCCCCACAAGGTCCTTCACCGCGTCCTCCAGCCCCAGCTTCACCAGCATTTCGATCTGGCGGGGGTAAAAGCAGCACGCCGTCAGCAGCTCAATGAAATCGTCCGAGGGGAGATGTATCTTTCTAAGGCCGCACCAGCGCATAAAGCCCTTGTCCGCCTCCAGCAGCCCGATCACGTCATAGCTACTGCCCAGTTCGGCGCAGTAGGTGTAGGGCGAATGCACTTTCCACAGCCCGCCCTTGCGCCCGTTGCTCTTGCCGGGCGCAGTCTGGCGGTGGTAGCTCATGGGTGTGCCGCCGCTGCACCACCACGGCCGCGTGGCCTGCTCCGCCACGCCCGGCGCGAAGCGGTACACACCCAGCAGCTTCATCTCCGGCAGCTCCGTCAGCACCGGCTCACCGTTCATACCGACGCGGCTGTAGTTCTTGTCACAGTCCCACGCCGTGGCCCACAGGGCGCCCCGCCACTGCCGCAGGATGACCGCCCGCCGGAAGCTCCACAGGTTGGCCCGCCCGCCGGAGTACCGCAGCTCCTTCACCGTGACCTCCGCGCCGCAGTAGGGGCACCTGCAGCGCCTTTTCACCGTGGGCGAGTTGTCCCAGCCGTTCCGGGGCTCCGGCGTGTGCGGCGCGTGCAGGACGCGCAGCTCGTCGGCGTTGTCCGTGTCCGGCTTGACGAAGGTATGCCGCCGGCAGCAGGTAGTCCATATCTCGCCCTTGCCGCAGCGCTTGAACAGGAAGTGCCGGAACAGTCCGTTTACCGCCTCCATCTCCTGCGCTGTGGGCTTCGGGGCCAGTCGCTCCAGCGCGGAGGCCCTCTCCTTTTCGTCCATCATGGCGCTCACCAAAAGTCCGCCAGATCCAGCACCACAGCCTTGCGCTCCTGCGGTGCCGCCGGGACTACGTCATGCTCGCACATGGCAATGGTCAGCTTCATGGTCACCACGCAGCCGGGGAAGAAGAACGCCGCCGCCCGCTTGTAGGCCTCAAGGTCGCTCAGGCTTCCGCCCACGCCCTTCAGCACGGTCTTGACGCAGTCCTCCACGCTGCCGCCCTGTACCACTGCCTGGGCGAACTCCGCATCCTGCCGGCAGAAGTCCTCCAGCGCCGCCACCACCGGCTTGAACACGACGGCCTCTCGCTGGCCCGTCGGCACCTTGGCGCCGCGCAGCTTCTCCAGTGCCTTGTCCAAATACTCGTTCATCGCACAGTTCCTCCTGTTTGTCTGTTTGTCTCTTGTCTGGCTCTCAGCGCCCGGCATACAGTCGCCGGAAGTAGTCCTTTCTGGCGGCTGCCTTCCGCTGCTCCTCTATGCGGATGATGCTGATGCAGTCATCGCACAGCGGGCCGGAGCCGTGGAAGATCTTGCCGCACCGCTGGCACACGTTCCGCACCACCGGCAGCTTCTCCCGCAGCTCGCACCGGGCGGCCACCTTGGCCCACGGCACGCCCCACAGGTGCGCCGCCTCCACCGTGGCCAGCTCCCAATTGGGGGCGATCACCGGCACGTCGTAGTGGCCCTCGCACTGTACCCACCACAGGAAATCGTCCTTCTTGCCCTTTCCCTCGGCCATGCTCACCGTCCCCTTCCGCGCATCCGGGCCTTTTCGGCCTTGGTGCTGAACTCGTTGATCTTGTGCCGCTGGTAGCGGTCTATCTCCTTCTCCCGCCGGTAGGCGGTCAGCTTCCCCCGTTCCTCTGCCCTGGCGGCCTCCACCTCGGCGTACTTCCCGCAGCGGTAGCTCCCGTCCTCGTTCCTTCCGTGGCAGCCGATGTAGCGTTCCGTGCAGTGCAGGCAGGGCTTCAGCTCGGCATTTCTCCCTGTCTTAGGTCGGTTGTCCATGTTACCAGCTCCCTTCTGGCGCCGGCCGCGGCGGCATCCTCATGTGACATGAGGATGTCCACCACATAGCCGTACACACCGGTATCCAGCGCCCTGTAGGTCTTTTCGCCTATGGTCACGGTGCTGCCCAGCGGGATGACGTCCGGATCCACCGCCACCGCCTCGCCGGGGTGTACCCACTCTCCGCTGGCGGTCAGCACAAGGTCGCCGCAGCGGTTGAGATGGCTGTACGGCGTGCAGCAGGCGCAGTAGCCCGTCACCGTGAACACGCCGGTGCTTTCCGTGACCTCCGGCTCCAGCAGGACCGCCATCTCCTGTGGCTCCTGCGCGGTGCCCTCCGGCGCCGGTCTGCTGCTTAGCAGCCAGATCAGCTCCACCGCCAGCAGCACCGTCAGCACGGCGGCCACCGCCCACAGGGCGTTCCGCAGCCGCCGGATGCGGCAGGCGTGGCTGTAGGCCCGCGCCCGCCGGTTCCGTTCCATCCGTGTCTCTGTCACCGGCCCAGCGCCTCCACGCATTTCAGCACCGTTCCGGCCAGCCACGCCGCGCCGATATAGGCGCATATCCATCCGAAGGCACTCATACCGTCAGCCTCCCCATCGTGTCCTCCGACCAGGTCTCGATGCGGTCCGTGTCCCGTACCTGCACCTGGTAGGCCCACGCGCCGTTCCGCTTCGTGGCCCGGAGCACCGTGCCTATGGGCGGGTGCCCGCCGTTTCTCTCCGCAGCCGCCGGGGTGAGGCACACCGCCTGCTCGCCCTCGGCGAACTTGGCGCCGCGGCTCTTTCTCTTGTTCATGCTCTGCTCCTTTCGTATCCCCGGCTTGCGCCGGGGGATGGCCTTTTCGATCAGTCCTGCGCCGGCTCCGCCGTCTTGGCCTTGATGTCGATGCAAAAGCCGGGGGCCACGCCAAGCGAACCGCTGGCATTGTAGTAGCCCGCGGTGCCCGACGTGTACACAATGCAGAAATAGTTGCTGTTGCTGGCATACGGCGAGCGCAGCCAGGCATACCACAGGTACGCTTTCCGGTTGCTCTGGCTCTCGGCAAAGAACGGCAGGGGCTTGTCCGGCGTGTCGTCCCGCTGCATCCAGTCCGGCGCGTCCTTGCCGAACACCTCCACCGCGGACAGGGGCCACAGCTTGTCCGTGCAGGTGTACACCTCGCCGTCCACCGTCTGGGTGATGGTGCGCTCCACCAACAGTGCCGCCAGCTCGTCCGGCAGCAGGGGCAGGAGCTCCTCGTTGAGGCGTTCTCTGGCGTCGCTCTCCGGGTAGTTCACATAGTCCGTGTTCCACCAGCGGCGGCCGTCGTACATGGCCATGTCCCGCACACCCCTAAAGAGGCAGCCGGTGAGGACGCCGTCGGCGATGTCCGCCACCACAAAGGCGGCCTCTTTGCCGTTCTTGAGTTGGAAGGCGACCTCGTCGCCCACGCGCAGCGCCGCCATCTTCTCCGGGCGGGCAAAGTCCTCCGCGCTCCAAATGGTCAAAGTCTCATGTTTCATGTTGTTTTTCCTCCTGTTGTTGATTATTTGCCCCCGGCCTCCGCCGGGTAGAAATTCGCACGTCCGGCAAAAAAGGTATTCAGCACCGTGACCTGGATAGCCGTCGCCAGCTGGCCCCGCCGGGCTTCGTCCAGCGTGTCCACATCGGTCTCCACGCCGTTCACCTTCACATAGGCCTTCACCGTGATGGGCGGCCGTTCCCGCTTCGACATATTGTCACTCCCCTTTCCTGCCATCCTATGCCCCGCCGGGATTGTCCTATCTCTTGCACCTGCTTTACATCGACCGCGGTGCTGCTTATTGACTGTTCTTGCCTATTTGTGATATACTCACCGCGAAAGGTGGGATTTTCTATGAAGCAAGAAATTCTTTCTCATTTTCCGAACAAATCACCCTATGCGGTATCTTATGACGAGCCTTGCTCTTGTCCTCTCTGTCATTTCGCAATTAAACCAAATCACATTAAGGACGAATGGTATCTGGACAGCAGCCTTCGTAGACACCTCTCCATCTTCTATATCTGCCCTCACTGTTTCCGTCCCTTTGTTGCCCATTTCCGCGATAAGTCTCTCGGAGCAATCATGTCGCCTGTTCTCGATTACTGTGGGCCCGAGCTATATTCCGCGCAGCAGTTCGAAGCCAACATTGAGGGCTTGTCGCCCCAGTTCGTGAAGATCTACAACCAAGCCCTTGAGGCAGAGAGCCGGCAGCTCGACGAAATCGCCGGCATCGGTTATCGGAAGGCCTTGGAGTTCTTGGTCAAGGACTATTGCAAACACGCGCACCCCGACGAAAGCGATGAGATAGAGCGCACTTGGCTGAAAACATGCATTGTTAAGTTCATTCCGCAGCAATCGATCCAGACTCTCGCCAGCCGTGCCGCTTGGATCGGCAACGATGAGGCGCATTACACTCGGAAGCACGAGGATCGTGATATAGCAGATATGAAAAGCTTTATTCAAGCCATGGTGCATTACATCGGAATGGAACTCGTCGTCGAGGATGCCGCTTCTATGGAACCAGCGCATTGACCAGTGATCAGCCACGCTGATGCGTTATGCTAAAATGAAAGGAGATCGAATAATATGATCACTTCTCGCCGTCTACCCCATCGCAGGCAGTCTGATCGTGGACGTAACTGTGGCGCAGCTTGCCTTGCCATGCTGCTTGAGCATTACAAAATTCGGCCAAGCAATCTGAAAGAAATCACATCTCAAGTCTCCGACGCTGACAGGAATGGGCAGCCAATGTGCTATAACAATCTCATTGCCCAATACGCACAGAAGCGCGGCCTATACTGTTCTGTCGTTTCCGCGAGAGACCCGCGAACTTTTATTCCTTTTTGTCTCGAACAGGGGCTTGAGCTGTTCGTGAATTACCATCCGGATCCCAAAGATCCTTCGGCCCATTACTCTTTTGTGTCCTATGTGGCAGATGATAAGGTTTACCTAAACGATCCTCAGTTCGACGCTCCATTAGGCGTCAATTACGAGGTTCCTATGGATACGCTATGCCAAGGATTACAGAAGCGCGGCTCCGAAGACGAGCTTGCCATATCCGACACAATTCTCGTATTTGCAAAAGAGAACTCCGATGTCCCCGTGAGATACATCCCCGATGGCGATAATCGTTTTCCCTTTTTCGAGTGCATCGGCGACAAGGCCATCTGTGTTTTAGCCCCATATACCGGCCAATGGATCGAAGTCAGCAAGCTCCTTGCGGCTCCCACGCCGTGATATACCGGCAGCGAAAGGTGGTGAGATGTTGTCTTACTGTGAAATGCTCCTTGTGTTCCGCGATCCGCCGCCGGAGGCGCTTATCCCATCCATGCTGAAGTCCGGCGCGCTCGGCGGCGCTATCCCGGTGTTTGACAGCGCCTTTCAGATCGGGGCGTCCTGTTCTCCCAGCGAGCTTCGCCACCGGCTGAAGTCCTACATCCCCGGCCTGCCCTACGCCTGCGGCGTACTGCGGCCCGAAACGTTCCTCATCGACCGCGGTGCTGGCGGATAAGCGCCCGCCGCGTCCTGTGATTGTCCCGCCGCTTGCGGCGGGGCTTTCTTTTCCAGCCGACGAACCGCGGCTTTATGGTCACACCGCCGCCCTTGCGGCGGTGTATCTCGTTACGGATCCACATACATCCTCCCTGTCAGTGCGCCTACCAGTGCGGCCCGCAGGAACGCCCTCTGTTCCGCGTCCATGCGGCGATACGCTTCTACCATGAACTTTTCAAAGTCTGAAGCGGCCTCAGTACCGCATTCTTCTGAACAGAAAAGCGCACTCACAGTGACACCGAAGAACTCCGCGAGCTTTTCAGCAGTACCCATTCTCGGCTCACGCTTGCCGGACTCCCACGTAGACACAGCCTTGTCGGAGACGCCGACAGCGTCACCCAACTTCGCCTGTGTAAGCCCGCGAGACTCGCGTAAGCTCTTGATGTTTTCGCCGATGGGCATAAGCATCACCTCAAACTTTTTGGATACTTGTTAAGAACCTAGATTGCCTCCCGCATCATATCCGCTTTTTCGTCCTCACTACCGTTGCGGTAGATTTCTAAGATCCGCTTCTCCTGCGGCGTCAAATCGGTTGTTGTCACTTCGCTAATCTTTTTACCCTGCATTCCGATATGCGCGGGGATCCACGCTCAGCAGCAGACACAAGCTGATGTATTCGTCGGCTCTCAATTCTCCAGCACCGTTCAGTGCCGGCTGCAGGCGCGAATACTTCACGCCTGACATTTTGCTTGCCGCGGCCATTGTCATGCCGCGTTCTTTGATTTTCTGTCTAATCAACTCCTCAGGTCTCAT